CAAGTCAGGTACTCGAAGTAACAGAAATAGAAAGAACTATCGAAACTACGGCTACTACGGTATCCTTATCAGTCTTCTCACAATAGGTACACCAGTATATGCAGAACCAGAAGTCCAAAACACTTCCAATCCTGTGGCAGCAGCAACAGGAAATGTTACCAATCAGGCTGTGCAATTCCAAAATAATGGAGCTCCAAGTCGCCAAGTCTATGGAGCCAACAATTCCTGTAATGGTGCAACAATGACGTTTAGCCCATTCTATATGGGCAATCATACAACACCGTATGATGAAGACATGAACCAATCTAGCTATACTGTAGCTGAGAACTGGGGAGCTCAATTAAATTTCATGATTCCCCTTGATGGTTCTCTTGTTGAGATATGTAAAAGTATAGCTAAGAAACATTCTGCAAAGATGTCCTTAGATTATGAGTTAGTACGTTTAAAAGAATGTGCTGGTTTACAACAGAAAGGCTTTATGATACGCCCTGGTACTAGGGTATATCATATTTGTAGTGATGTTATTCCTATAGCTGCATTTAAAAAAGAAGTTGCTAAAGCATTAGCAGCAAAAAACCCACCACCACCTAAGAAATGGTGGCAGAAACTCAACCCTTTTCAAAAATGAGTACATTATCAAAACAATTCGCTAGAGAAGCTGCAGAAAGAGAAGCTAAAGAAGCTGCAGCTAAAAAGACTAAACAAACATCCAAAAAATAACCCCCTAAACAAATGATCTTATTAATCAAGCCCATCCTATTCGCCTTCTTGAAGTCAGACTCAGTTAAGAAGCTTGTAGTAGACCTATTAGAAGCCTATGTCGCTAGAACTGACAATAAACTAGACGATCAAGCGTTAGAAATTGTAAAAACAAAACTACTTAGTTAATGGAACAAGTCAGAGTACTTCCTAAGAAGGCTACTGAAGAGAACTTTAATGAGCTTCACCGCTTAGTTACAGAAGACTTTCTGAAACGTATAAGGAGTGGTGAAGCTACTACACAAGATTTAAAAGCAGCCTGCGATTGGCTTAAGACTAATGATATCACTGGTGTAGCATATGAAGGTAGTCCTATAAATAAACTAGCTTCTATTATACCACAAATCGACTCAGAACTCGTACAAAGTAGACTCTATGGCAAGTCAAGGTCTCGGTAAAACAGCAAAACATTACCGAAAGAATAAAGCATCCAGGGCTAAACATGTTAGAGATAATAGCCCTGGTGGTAAATACGCACACTCTAACGAATATAAAAGACAACATGCATCAGCAAGGTCTAAGTTAAAGATCAAATCATCTAATGTTGATGCTTCGAAACAATCAGATGGTTCGTATAAAGCAGAAAGCCGTAAGGCTAATAGAGCTAGAGGCGGAGCAAAGAGGAGGTAGATATGACCGACGAAAAAGAGTTAATAATACCAACTATAGGTCAAGGTGATGTCCAACAAGCTGAAAAGGACAGAACATTCGAAGGAAGATTAGATGCATTCAATGAACAAACTGAAGCACTTAAGATATTAGGTAGTGAAGATCGGTGGAAAACTGATTGGAATAGAAACCTTCAAACAAATGTTTTTGGTAGAGGACCGTTATCTCCAGAATCTCCACTACTTGATGACTTCTCTAATACAATGGAGACAGTTACAGGTATTGATCCTACTGATCCAAAAGATATAGCTATGGAAACGCTAGGGTATCTACAGGAAGCTCGTAATATAGGTCCAATTGCAACAGTAGCGAAAAGAGCAGTTGTAAACAATGCTGATGAAATACCTTTTATAAAACAAGGTCTAACAGAAGCTCGTAGAAAACTTGATAATTGGTTTAGTGCCCGAAGGACTAAAGTACAAACACCTGATGGTCAAACTTTTTACCAGGCAACTGGAGAACCATCACCTCCTCCAGCATGGAGAAGAACAGTTGGTCCTGCAGAAAGGAATATACTCTTAGATGCATTTGCAGATGAAGTTATAACATCTCCTAAAGGAGTTAATATAGCAAAAAGAAAAGAAGGTGGTTATAGATTCTTAGGAGATTTTGCTGCAGAATGGAATGAATGGTCTAAGTCTATTCAATTTATTGATGAATTAGCAGATAAACCTGCTACAGCTTATGTTGAACATTTAGTTGGTAAAGGTAATAGATTAGATTTTTTCTGGCGCATACCTGATGACATAAGATTTAGAAAAGGTTCAAGGCACAGCCCTAATAATGTAAGGATACTTTATAGTGATAGATTTAAGAAATTAAAAGATGCTACAGAGAATATCCTTTATAAACAGCAAGCGAATACTCCTGATATGAATCGTTTAGTTGTGGATTTAGACATACCGAAAATGAGAGGTAAATCTATCACTGTTAGGCAAGCTCCTAGGGATCTTGTAATAAAACGAGTTGATGGGACAGTAGTAGGTAGACTTGGTGATTATCATGATGTATTATATGCTAGAACACCTATATTAGAAAAAGCTTTAACAACTAATATAAACCCTAAAACTGGTAAGGTTTATATTGATCCAAATACTAAAGATATTAAAAAAGCTATTAGAGCATGGCGTGAAAATATCCTTAGAGAGAAAATTAATTTTATTATAAATGAAGCTCCTACGCTAAAAGATTATAAAACAAAGAAAGCTAAATTTAATTACCAAGAAAGTGCTATACAACAAGATCTAGTTAATTTCTTAGAAGAGTATAAATTTATACCTCTAGCTGAAGGTAGTACTTTAAAGCGTCAGTTACTTTCAGAACCTGCTTTCGGATTACGTGGCGGTAAACCTATACAAACACCACCACCTCGCTGGTCTAAAAAATTAAGAGATAAGAAAGGTCCATTTCCTTCTAAAACTAGTGAGAGAAAGATACAAGAAGGTAAATTGAAAGGTACACTTGATTTAGAGGATATATTTCCAGATAAGCACCGATGAATACTCTAACCGCCTTACAAGAAGATTTTAAGCTGTTCTTAACTGCCCTTTGGGAACAGCTAGACCTTCCACCTCCTACAAGAGCACAATATGCAATTGCAGATTACCTTCAGAGTGGTCCCAAGCGACTACAAATCCAGGCATTTCGGGGCGTTGGTAAGAGCTGGATTACTGGTGCTTTTGTTCTTTGGACTCTATTTAATGACCCCGAAAGAAAAATAATGATAATTTCCGCATCTAAAGAACGTGCGGACAACATGTCAATTTTCCTACAAAAACTAATTATTGAAACCCCATGGCTCAGTCATCTGCAACCGAAATCCGACGATTCTCGTTGGAGTCGCATCAGCTTCGACGTAAACTGTTCACCTCACCAAGCCCCAAGTGTAAAAAGCGTGGGTATCACTGGTCAGCTAACAGGAAGCAGAGCAGATTTAATGATACTAGACGACATAGAGGTTCCTGGAAACTCCATGACGGAGTTAATGCGTGAAAAACTTCTCCAACTTTGTACAGAAGCAGAATCTATCCTCACACCCAAGAGTGATAGCCGTATTATGTATCTCGGGACTCCTCAGACTACTTTTACTGTTTATCGTAAGCTGGCAGAGCGCAATTACCGTCCGTTCGTTTGGCCAAGTAGATACCCCCGCAAAGGAAAGCTTAGTCAATATGAAGGACTCCTCGCTCCCCAAATAGTTGAGGATATAGAGGAAGGAGTAGATGAATGGACAGTAACTGATCCAGATCGCTTCGATAATGACGACCTAATAGAACGTGAAGCAGCTATGGGTCGTTCTAACTTTATGCTTCAATTCCAACTAGACACAAGCTTATCTGATGCTGAGAAATTTCCACTTAAGATGGCTGATCTTATTGTCACTTCCGTTAATCCTACTGAAGCTCCCGACAATATCGTATGGTGCTCAGATCCCTCAAAAGTCATTAAGGACTTACCAACAGTTGGACTCCCAGGAGACTATTTTTACTCTCCAATGCAGCTTGTTGGAGAATGGACTCCCTACACAGAAACCATATGCTCCGTTGACCCCTCTGGAAGAGGCACAGATGAGACTGGAGCAGCCTTTATTAGTCAAAAGAACGGTTTCCTCTATCTACATGAAATGCGAGCCTATAGAGACGGATACTCCGATGCAACACTCCTCAACATCCTCAGAGGATGCCGAAAGTACAACGTTACTAAACTCGTTATCGAAACTAACTTCGGAGATGGAATTGTTGCAGAACTCTTTAAGAAACATCTTCAACAAACAGGACTCCATATAGATATAGAAGAAATTAGAGCTAATGTTAGAAAAGAAGACCGTATAATAGACTCTCTTGAACCTGTTCTTAATCAACATAGACTTGTAGTTGATAGATCAGTTATTGAATGGGATTATAAATCTAATCCTAATGAAGCACCTGAATTAAGACTACTATATATGCTCTTCTACCAAATGAGTAGAATGTGTAGAGAAAAAGGTGCTGTTAAACATGATGACCGTCTAGACTGCCTAGCTCAAGGTGTTAAATACTTTACAGATGCTATGTCTATTAACGCTCATGATGCTATAAGACAAAGAAAGAAAGATGAATGGGATTCTGTCCTAACTGATTTCCTTGAAAACCCTCATTCCTCTGCTAATCATTTAGTATTTGGTATGAATAAAGACCAAAGAGATAAGGCTAGAGGTCTTGAAGGACAAAAGGTAGTGCCCACCTGGGTTTAGCTTGGTTACGCACTTATACAGGGGAAGGGAAGGGTGGACCCAGCCCCTGATGAGGGAATTTGATATCTCACGACATCAATTCCCTCTACCTATTAACTTGATATCATCATTTGATATCCCTTTAATTACCACCACTAACACCCATCATGACTATACCCACTCAACCTAAACAAATTAAATCTAAGTGGTATTACATCTTCTGGTCTGCAGCTACACTTAGTGTAATCTTAGGTCAGCTTTATGTAGCTACTAGTTATAGATATCTTGCAGAAGCTTTGAAAGCTAGCCTACTATGACCGATTTCCCTTGCACTCAATGCGGTGAATGTTGTAAACATATAGGTTTATCTTTTAATCCTGACTCATTAGCTTATAAAAAGGCTCCTACTGTAATTAAAGACTTAATTGACAGCTTCCCTTATAAGATTAATCCTGATAATTCCTGCTCTATGCTTACTTCTGATAACCTCTGTTCTGTTTATGATGAAAGACCTATCATTTGTAATATTAAAATGGGTGGGTTCTTACTTCGTATAGATCAAAAAACTTGGTACAAAACTTTGGCTGATCAGTGTAATACCTTAATAACTAATGCAGGCTTAGATCCTAAGTACTTAGTTAACCTTGAACAAACACCAAAAGAAGCTTCTCAAACTTATGAAGAAGGCAGAAGCGGTCCTAGAAAGAAAAGACGTCGTAAAACTTCTCAAAAAAGAACATAAACTTCGTCAAAAATTAACAAAAATGTCTGAAGCCTAATAGCGTCGTAGCCTGGACGCCAAGTCCCCCAATGGGCTTCACTTTTTTTCTGTAATTAACTGTTATTACTGTTATTATTTTATTTTTTTACTGGTTATTACTGTAAAACTGTAGAAATATTGAAATGTTATTTATATTTGATGTGATCTGTAGCGATTCAGTATTATTCACAGTCAAGAGTAATAATAAACAGATAGTACTGAATAGAATAGTATAAACTAGGTAATAGTACTCAACCTCAGTAAGATGAGTATAAATACCGATGGAATATCAGACCAAATAAGCTATGATGATAATATCAAGGGAAGGAAGAAGTAATTCTACTCTTGATCTTAGTCTAGTCTCGGATGGGATGTCTGGGTTTGCTAACAAAGCATTGCTAAACTGACCAGATGAGCTATACTAAGAATATCAAGGGAGGGAACTTGAAACTTTATATGAAGTCACTCAGTTAATCCTTTCTTTGACACTTAGAAAGATAATCATCCAAAACTATTGAGAAATCTTCTATAAACTAATCAGAGTTTGCAGAGTATCAGCGAAGCCTACATCTTTACTGGCGTGTCCTGATTACCAAGTTCAAATGAGTTATTACTGCTTTATAGATTGTACCGATTGAGGAGTTGTATTTGAAAGTTAGGGTTCAATCATTTTGAAGTAT